TCGCGACTGGGAGCAGGGCGGCATCTGGGTTCCCGGTGAGCCGACGGAGACGGAGATCGAGGCAATCATCCTCCCGCTCTCCAAGAGCGACCTCAAGTACGACGTCGGCGGGACCTACACCCGCCAGGACGTCAAGGTCTACGTCCAGTGCCCGGGTGGCGGGTTCCGGGTCTACTTCGCCCGGCGTATCGAGGAGGGGAACTCCTGATGTACGATATCATCGGACTCCGCAACTGGCTGGTCGGGCGGCTCTACCAGCACCTGACGATGCCGGTCGTCCCGAACGACGACAGCCCGCGGCCGGCGAAACCCTTCCTCGCCTACACTATCACCTCGCCTTACATCCCGCAGGCGGCCCCCCCCGTCATCGAGTATTCAGATGTCGTGAAGGTCCCGCCGACGGAGGAGGGGGAAGAGCCCGGCGCCCCGGAGAACTGGAGCCGGAAACAGCGCACCGAGTACCCGACGATCGTCTGGAGTTTCACGGCCGCCGCCGACACCCAGCAGGAGTGTTATGAAGCGGTCCTGCAGGCGCGGCGATGGTTCGCGCTGGATGGCCGCGACGGGCTGAAGGCCCGGGGCATCGTCGTTGCGCGGATCGAGCCGGTGCAGGACCGGTCTCTGATCCTCGACGAGACGCAGGCCGAGTACCGGGCGGGGTTCGACGTGGCGCTCCGGGTGCAGAGCGAGATTAGCATCGACATTGAGACCATCGAAACGGTGGAGTACGACTCCACCAGGAGTGAATTATGACAATCGAAGACGTGCAGGTGGTAATCACCCGCGAAACGACCCCGGTCACGCAGGCTGGGTTCGGCCTCCCGCTCATCGTGGGAGCGAAAGGTACGACGACCTACGACACCCTCGGGTACCGTATCTGCAACACCCTTGCAGACGTTGCGGCCCTGGTGCCGGCGGATGGGGATAACCCGGGCACGGCAGGGACCGAAGTCTACAAGATCGCGCAGAAGATCTTCGCGCAGACCCCTGCCCCGGAGAAGATCGCGGTCGTCTGGCTCAACATGGCCACGCCGGAGACGCTCGTGGCGGGGCTGACGGCGCTCATGGCGGCCGGGCACAACGACTGGTACTTCCTCCTCTCGGAGAGCCAGACGGCGGCGAACGTAGACGCGCTCGCGGCCTTTGCGGCTGCGAACGACAAGCTCTACTTTGGCAGCATGACGAACACGGTGTTAGGGACGCTCGACGACACGACGCTCGCCCTCGACCGGGCGGTCATCCTCTGCCACAAGACCGCAGCGACACAGTACCCCGCAGAAGCGTGGGTCGGCCGGTGCGCTCCGGAGCTCCCCGGCTCGATCACCTGGAAGTTCAAGACGCTGTCCGGGATCTCGGTCTCCGGCTACACCCCGACGGAGATTACCGCAATCAAGGAGAAGCACGGCAACGTGGTTGTCTCCCAGGGCGGCATCCTCCACACGACCGAAGGAACCGTTCTCTCGGGCGAGTTCATCGACGTGATCCGGTCACAGGACTGGGTCAAGGCCCGGATTGCCGAAGGGGTGTTCCGGCTGCTCGCAACGTCGCCGAAGGTCCCGTACGATGATCGGGGGATCGCGATGGTCCTCGCGGAGGTGCAGGGCGTCATGCAGCAGGCGACGGCGCAGGGCATCATCGCCCGTGACGCGGACGGGAACGGCATGTGGTCCGTGACCGCACCGAAGCGGAGCGAGATCGCCGCGAACAACATCGCCAACCGCGTCCTGCCGGACGTCAAGTTCGAGTTCACCCTCGCCGGCGCGATACACCGCGTGACCGTGCGTGGCGTGATCAGTGTGTGAGGTGAGAAGAAATGACCGTCAGAAACTACGACCCTGAAGACTATATGCTCGTGTTCGCCGGCCGGACCATCACCGGTCTCGCCGACGGAACCCCGATCACCGCCGGGAAGGACGCGAACCGGTGGGAGACGCATGTCGGCGCCCAGGGAGAGGTGTCGCGGAGCCGGAACCGGAACCCGCTCGGCCACATCACGGTGACCCTCAAGCGGACCAGCCCGGACTTTGCGTACCTGATCCAGAAGGCGAACAGCGACGACGTTGACCCGGTGCACCTCGTGGACCGGAACACCAGTGAGTTCACCGCCGGCGGATCCGAAGCCTGGGTAGAGAAACTCCCGGACCTCTCCACCGTTGCGGGGGACAACGTGCCGGATATTGAGTTCACGATCCGCATCGCCGACTATGAGGTGCGGTGATGGCGGAGAAGAAGGTCGAGATTCGGGGTGTCGAGTACACCCTGAAGAAGATCCCGCCCCGCGAATGGGCGCGGCTCCGGGACCGGTGCAAGAACCGGTTCGGGAACATCATCGAGGAGAAATTCCTCGCGGAGATCTTCGAGCACCTGGTCGTGAACCCTCGTGTTTCGCTTGACGATTTCGAGGACTGGGATGTTTGCCAGGAGGTCGCGAACGCTGCGATAGAGTTTCAACTCGGCGCAGGTCTCGCAGAGTAGAAGCGAATACCGACAGTTAGCGCGGCGGAACTGGTGGTTCTGGCGTCTGGTCCTCTCCGACACCGGGATCACCTACGCCGACGCATCCCGGATGAGCGACGAGGAGATCGAGGAGGCAAACGCCGCCCTGGATCTCCTGCAAGAGCAATTGAACAAGAACGTGCCGCGGAGGCGGCGGTGATATGGCAGCACTACGCTCTCTGATGATTGAGCTCGGTCTCACCGATGACGTCTCGAACAGACTCCGGGGTATCGACAGCCAGATTGATGGGATGCAGTCCGGCCTCATCGACACGCAGAGCGGGTTCGACGATCTCGGCCGAGCAACGACCGAGTACGGGCGTGTTGCCGGAAAAGAGATCGAGGGCGTCGAGGACGATATCGACGAGCTCGACAAGCAGGTCGAGGAGCACGCGGATATCACCAAGAAGGCTACGCAGGAGGCAGCCGCGAGCTGGGGGAAACTCGGTGCGGCGATCGGAGGGGCCGCAATCGCAGCGGAGGCATTCGTCCGGAGTCAACAGGACTACTATGTTACCGCCGCGAAGATCTCTCACATCACCGGACTCGAACGCGACGAGGTGGTCGGTCTCGCGATCGAGCTGACGAACATTTCTAACTCGATCGACGACGCGTACGGCGTCATGGAGGTCGGCGCCCGGCAAGGTCTCCGGACTCGGGACGAGCTCGCAGCCTACGTCAAGGTCTGGGACGATATCGGTACCGCATCGGACGAGAACGCGGTAGAACTCGCAAGAGCAGCAATCTCACTCCGGTCAGTGGGGATTGAGACCGGGAACCTGACGGACGCTTACGATACGTTTGGTTTCGTCATGACCCACACCACGAGCAGCGTATCAGACTTCCTCCGGCTCACGGGCTACATGGCCCGGGATATGGATCAGTACGGTATGGGGGTCAGCGACGTGGCGATCACTCTCGCAGCCCTCGAAGAGAAGGGCATGGGCGCAGCGGACGCGAAGCGTGCCCTTCGTTCAGCCATGTCTTCTGCGAAGGGAGACGTCACCGCACTGTATCGGGAACTCGGGATCACCGACGAGCAACTCGCCCGTCTCAACGAGGAGATCAAGGGTGGTTCTGACTACATCACCGAAATGGGGGATGCCTACAACAGATCCCGGTCCCCGCTCCAATACCTCCAGGTCGAGGTAACGAAGCTCTCGAACCTGCTCGGCGCCGACCTCAACCCCGTTATCGGTGTCGGGTCGGCGGTAATGAGCGGCCTATCTACCGTCATGATCACCGCCGCAGGCGCAGCGTATCTCTACAGCGTCGCATCCACCACGTCCCTGATCCCGTCCCTCGGGGCCGCGACCGCCTCAGCGTGGGCGTTCACCACGGCTCTCCTGGCAAACCCGCTTACGTGGATCGTTGTCGGGATCGTCGCGCTCGGAGCGGCACTCTACCTCCTTTGGACGAATTGGGACGACATCTCGGGCTGGTTCATGGACCGGTGGGAGGAGGTCGGCAGTGTGGCCACCGGGGCGATCGACTGGATCGGCAGGGCCTGGGATGCGACGGTCGGACGGTTAGTGAGCGGTGCCGAATGGCTCATGGACCATATGGGCATTCTCGCGTTCCTCTTTCCCGTCACCGCCCCGATCGCCGGGATGAACCTGCTCCGCGACAACTGGGACACCGTCGTCGGTGCGATCGGCGCTGGATGGGACTGGCTTGCCGGCGCTGCACAGGATGGTGCAGCCTGGCTCGGGGAGACGATCGGCGCCGGGCTCTCCGGCATCATCGACCTGTTCTGGCAGTACCACCCGCTCGGCATCGTCATCCGGCAGTGGGACGAGATCACCGGCTATCTCGAGGGTATCGATCTGGTCGAGACCGGCCGGGATATCCTGCTTGGCCTCGTCAACGGGATCCTCGATATCCGGCAGCAGGCGATCGACGCGGTCATGGGCATCGGGGAGGATATCCTCAACGCCGTCACCGGGTTCTTCGGGATCTCCAGCCCGTCGAAACTCATGCAGGAGATGGGCGGCCATGTCGGCGAAGGGTTCGCACTAGGAGTTGCACAGAGCATGCCCGAGAGCATCCCTCTGCCGGGTTTTCTCGCCGGACCGCAGCCTGCTCCGGAGGTCTATGAGACCGCATCCCTGGCGCCGGGGAACCCCTCTCTTGTCGGTGAGATCCAGTATACCGCGGCCATCGAGGAGCCGGCTATCAGTAACACCCTGACAGGGGAGGTCGGATATCACAGTGTGTTCGAGCCTCCGACTGTCGAGGCC